CTAATAAAATTCTATATCTAATACTTCTGTAACTCCGTCTTTTTTATCAATTTTGATATTCTCTATGAACATATTCATAAATTTTTTTTTCTCATCAGATGATAAATGTGACCAATTGCTTTTAATATTATTTATAATTTCTTTTATAACATCATCATCTATATTTTCGTTTTTATTAGGACTTAAAGACTTCAACTTTTCTTTTATCGATTCTAGCGCTTGTTTCGTTTCTTTCATTCGATCGGCAAACTCTTCATCTGTCATTAGATCGTTTGACCATGCTTTTTGAAACTTTTCTCTTTGTCGTTCTACTTTAGATAATTGTTTCTTTAGGATATCAATTTCATTGTCTTCTGTTTGAAATTTCGGTACCTGTTTGAATCTGTATTTTTCAATATAATTTAAAAAGGATACCTCTATCTTTTTCTCGCTGGAGGAAAAGGCCTTTTTCTTATTTAGAACACAAGCCTGACAACGATATCGATTATGTTCAATATCTTGATTATCTTTTTTTCTATGATACATTACTCTTTCACAAGTTAAATGATTTCCACAATTAGGACAAAGTAATTTCATTTGAAAAATGAAGATAGAAGTAGTTTTACGTTTTTTAAAATTTTGGCGACTAGATAGTAGTTGTTGCACCTTCATAAATCTATCCTTCGTAATGATTCCTGGGTGCGCATTCTCTATTATCTCATTAGACCACCTTATCGCTCCGTACATGGCGTGATTAGAAAGAATATCTAATATGGTGCGTATATGCCATTTGTAACCTCTTATGGGCTTGATATAGCCGTCTAAATGGTCAGCCAGTTGTCTGATAGAGTAACCCTCTTCAATTTTTCTTACCATATCTAAAACTACTTTACTTTCTTCTAGATTTATAATTAACTTGCTATGCTCATTTTTATCAAATCCAAATGGGGCCTTTGCTGAATATTCTCCTTGGCGAGCCTTTTCTAATTGTCCCATTCGTACACGTTCACCTAAATTTTCTCTTTCCCATTGAGCTAATGCCGCCACAATTGTAATAAACATTCTCCCCATAGCAGTGGAAGTATCATAAACTTCTGTTGCTGATTTAAAAGCACAATTGTATTTATCGAATGTATCTAGTAGTTTGTATAGATCCATAACAGAACGTGTTAGACGATCTAGACGATAAACTAAAACAGTATTAATTAATCCTTTTTTGATATGGTCTAACATTATGCTTAATTGTGGTCGATTCGTATCCTTTGCTGATACGCCTTCATCTACATAAAATTTAAAATTATCCCAGTCTTGTGCCACGCAATATGCTTTTAACTTTTCACGTTGAGCTGAAATAGAGAAACCATCTCGCACTTGTTCCTCAGTGCTTACTCTTATATAAATTCCAACAGTCACTATTTATCTCTCCTTTTAAAAAGAGGACAGCTGTACGGGCTGTCCATTAAATTCCTAGCGCTAAAGATTTAACTGATCTAGGTATTAGTTTAATGTAGCTACGTACATTACTACTTTACCGTGTATTTTTATATTCGCAGCATCTTCATAAGGAACTGTGTAATCAAAGAAACGATTGTCATATGAATCTGGTCGGAATATTAATCGTTTATTTTCCTTATCATTAAAGAAACGTTTTACAGAATAATCGCAGCCGTTACTAAAAACAACTATGTCATTATCGTAAAGCTCTTCTAAAGCCACTTCTTTTACCGCAATCAAAGAGGTATGTGGAATAACTTTATTCATCGAGTCACCATTAACACGAGTCATAAAAATATCTTCCCTACCTGCCCATTTCCCCATTAATGCATCGGGAATATGTATAGTTTCCAAATCCATTTCTGTCATTCCGTCAATTTCTAGAGGTAAACCAGCTGAAATTGAAGTTGGAACATAAGTATATGAAGATTCCCTTACTAAAGAAATAGTTGGAGTATTTGTCTTATACACTTCATTCGTTGGTGGGAACAAATCATTAATCGATATATCCAATGCTTGTGCTATTGCAAATAGTACATCTTGTTCAGGTTCGTTTGTCCCATTTTCATAAGATGAAATTGTATTATGTTTTTTTCCTATTCGTAATCCTAATTCTTTTTGTGTCATTTTCTTTAGTTTCCTAAAGTTTTTAATTTGTTGACCAACATATTTAGAAACATCTTGTTTCATGAAGTTTCACCTCCTTTCAGGTTCTATTATATCATATTTCATGAAGTTTTAAACTAAAAATTTCATGAAATAAGAAAAAAATAAATAAATTTCATAAATCATGAAAAAATATGTTGAATTATGTCAAAACTTCATGTAATATGAAAAACGTTAACGAGGAGGTGGGAACATTGCAAGATAAACTAGTAAGGTTACGTATGTATAATAGGTTAAATCAACAGGATATGGCAGACTTAATAGGAGTTGATAAAAGAACATACGTCAACAAAGAACATGGAGTTACTCAATTTAAAGCGAATGAAATGTTTTTAATCGCTCAAAAGTTTGGAAAAGGAATTGAAGAAATTTTTTTACCAACCAACTTCATGAAACATGAAGTTTTTGAGGCGGATGGTGAGATAAATGGAACGAACTATATTGGATAATCCGCCAAGTGAGGAAACGGCGTTAAAGATGGCTGAGTTTTTTATGAAAACTTCAGTCCCTCGTATTTTAGCAGCTCGTAAGGCTGAACAAGAGAAAAAGGAAGGTGACCAATCATGAATGGAGTATTATCCGCAAGTAAATTAATGAAGGCATCTGAAGTACGTAAACAATGCACTGAGATGCGTAACAATCCTACGCAAATGTTTGTGGTTGAAATGAGAGCGAAACGTAAGTTAAGTGAAATGAACCGTAAGGTTTCAGCTCGAAGGGAGGTGAGTTAATTGAAAGAAGTAACATTGGTTTTTAAATCAGGTGCTAAAGCAAGTTTTACAGTCGAGCAGTTTAAAACAATTACAAATGGTTTTGGTTCTTTAACGAAAATTGAATATAAAGGTGCCGCTAATAAAGTACCCTTCCACATTAGTGTTAGCAATATCGATGCAATCTTTGTGGAAGACATTGATGAAAATGAATCCATTAAGGAAGCTGATCATCCAATTGAAGATGTGTTTGGAGAAGAAGTTAAAACTGATGATGTTTATTACAAAATCGGTGAACATATTGTACTTGAGCATAATTTGAAAACGTACTTAGTTGAGCAACAAAATGTTGAATGCTTTCAAGCTCAATAAAAAACCACCTGCTCCAACAGGTGATTTAGAAAAACAAAATTCACAGTCATTATAGCATGAAATTTGGTGATGTAAATGAAACTCTTTCCTCACCAAGATAGAGCGTTGAACGATACATATAATCATAATCGTGTTGCGTACTACCTTGATATGGGACTTGGAAAGACCTTTGTGGGCTCTGAAAAGATGTGGGAGCTCAATACACCTTATAACTTATTAATCTGTCAGAAGTCTAAAATAGACGACTGGAAAGAGCATTTTGAACAACATTATGACTACAAAGTAATTGTGTTCGATAAACAATGTATGGAAGAAATTCCGGAGGAAAGTGTTTTGATTGTCAATTATGAACGTGCATGGAGGCGTGAAGAATTATTGAAGCTAAATAACTTCACACTCATGTTGGACGAGTCGTCAAAAATTAAAAACGAGAAGTCCAAACAAACGAAATTCATTTTGAAGTTACATGCTGAGAACATCATATTGCTATCAGGAACACCGACAGGTGGGAAGTATGAAGAATTGTGGTCACAACTACATTTATTAGGTTGGAAGATTAATCAAAAGCTATTCTTAAAGCAATTTGTAGTCCAGGAATGGGACGACAGAAACAGTAAGTACAAAATCACCGGTTATAAAAATGTCGAACGTTTAAAAGCGAAATTAAAGCAATACGGTGCTGTGTTTATGAAGACCGAAGAAGTATTTGATTTACCGGAAACAACTGATGTGAAAGTGAAAATATCTGGTACCAAATTGTACAAGGAGTTTAAGAAACATCACATTGTTGAAATCGGTGAAGAATTATTGCTCGGTGACACACCTGCAGCTAAGAAATTGTATTTACGACAATTAGCCGGAAGTTATAACGAAAACAAACTGCAGTATGTAAAAGACTTGGTTGAAAGTACGAATGACCGAATCATTATCTTTTACAACTTTAAAAAGGAATACGAAGCATTGGTGAATCTAATTGAAAAACCAATTAGTACAGTTAACGGAAATCTAAAGGATTTAACGTCTTATGAGAAATTCGAAAATAGCGTTACGTTGATTCAATATCAAGCGGGTGCAATGGGACTGAACCTCCAGAAAGCTAATAAGATTGTTTATTTCACGCTAACTGATAAGAGTGAGTTGTTTGAACAGAGTAAGAAACGAACACATCGTATTGGCCAGGAAAGAGCTTGTTTCTATTATTACTTGCTTACAGATGGATCAATAGAATGGCGCATGTTAGATGTACTGAAAGAACGTAAAGATTACACAGATGCGTTATTTGAGAAGGAGGACGAATAAATGAATGAAAAGCCAATTGATGAATTAGTCGCGGAAAAGGTAATGGGATGGATCAAACCACCTGAAACATCGATTTTAAAATCAATGTGGGTGGAAACTCCATTGGGTACGGTTCATCCTGAATTACCTAAGTTTAGCACGAACATTCAAGATGCTTGGTTAGTAGTTGAAAAGTTTGCTAGTGAAGGGTTGTATTTTTCGATTGTGAAGTGGATTGATGGCGGATATGTAGTTGAAATTGAAAAGGATTCATTAACTGAAGTAGGGTCATATGAATCAAAAACAGCTCCAATGGCAATATGCATAGCTGCCTTAAAAGCTGTAGGGGAGGAATGGCAGTAATGAATGAAGTACAAGCATTTGAAAATAAATATTTAGCGGTTATGACTGCAATTGCAATCCATACTCAACAAGAAAAGAACCTTGCAGCACAGTCTAAAAAGTTGAAAGCCGAACTTGAAAAGGCAATGGATGAACACGGTATTGAATCTATCGATAACGATTTAATCAACATTAAGAGAATTAAAGCTACTACTTCAACAACGATAGATGTAACAAAATTAAAAGCTGATGAACCTGAGTTGTATGGAGAATTACTCGGTGATTATCCAAAAGTATCGAACCGAAAAGCTCACGTGAAATTTACGGTGAAGTAAATGAGGGAAATTAAATTAGAAGATGGTAAATATACAGTTGTTAATGAATTAAGTGATGGCGGAGGGTTACACGCACTTCGGTACGGTGAAGAATGGAGGAATCTTGCTGGTGACAATCTCATTCTAGCAATGTTTCATAAAATCGAAGAGCTTCAAAATAATAAAGATGTTGAAACAGTAAATGTACAATGGACACCTGCATTCCAAAGTTATCATTCTGCTGGTGATGAAAGTGAGCCATTTTGTGATAAATGTGAAAAGTATTTAGACATTGATTTCAATTACTGTCCTGATTGTGGGTCTAAATTAGATTGGGGCGGTGTTAAATGAGAGAATCAGCGTTTCAAAAACAAGTCATTAAGTTTTTAAAAGAGCAAGATGTGTGGCACGTAAAGTATTGGGCTGGGAGTCAGTACACAAAAGAAGGTATTCCTGACATTCTAGCGTGTATCGATGGCGTGTTTCATGGAATCGAATTGAAAACGGATGTTGGGGTTCCTAGTAAATTACAACTCTATAACATTCGTAAGATAAATGATTCAGGCGGTGAAGCTTACATTTTAAGACCGAAGGACTTTGAGTCCTGGAAGGAAAGGTGGTTTAAGTGACACAGTACTCTTATTCACGTGTATCGCTATTCAACGATTGTCCCTATCATTTTGGACTACGATACATCGATAAACTCACAGAAATTCCTGATTTAACAAGGGCTGATAATGCTTTAATCATTGGTCATGCATTACATACAGGAATTGAACATGATGTAGAAACAGCGTTAAACGAATACTACAATTCATTTCCTGTAATGAACGATGCAATTGTAGAAGAATCTATGAAACTTGAAATTTTGATTCCAAAAGTACATGAGTTTCTTGAAAAAAATTTCGCAGATTGCGAGCTGATCCATGAATACAAAATCGATAAGGCTAATTATGTTGGATTTGTTGATTTAATTGTACAAGCTCCTGATGGTACTTGTATGGTAATTGATTTTAAGTATTCCAACCACATCAAAAACTATATGGACAGTGCCCAGTTGCACATATATAAGGATTATTTAAAACAAGATGGGTTCAATGTTGAAAAACTAGCATTCTTGTTTGTACCTAAAACGAGTATTAAGAAAAAGCAAGACGAAGATTTGCACACGTTTAGAAAACGGATGGTTCGAACAGTTGAAGAAGCCAACCTTACTTTTGTACCAATTGATTTCGATGATATGAAAACAATTTATTTCCTAAATAACATCGATGAAATTGAAAAAACAAAAGACTTTTCTAAACGTAATACAAGTGAAAATTGTTTTGCTTGTAACCCACGATTCAGACCAAATTATTTAGAAGCAATTGAAAATGCCAAAGGAGAGATTGAAATGATTTTACCTAAAAATGAACGTCGTGAAAGAAAGATTGATACAAAGCCAGACTTATGGATCTATGCGGATAGCTACACTGGTAAAAGTACATTTGTAGATAAAGTTGAAAACGTATTGTTCTTAAATACAGATGGTAACACAGATAACACAACTGCACCTGTTATTTCAATTAAAGATGAGGTAACGAAAAAAGGTCGTGTTACAAGTCGGAAATTAGCCTGGGATTTATTCTTGGATGCAGTTGCTGAATTAGAAGCTGAAGACAATGATTTTGAAGCTGTATCAATTGATTTGGTCGAAGATCTTTATGAACATTGCCGTGTGTATGTATTCGATAAAAACGGATGGGAACATGAGTCTGATGGCACATACGGTAAAGGTTGGTCAATGGTGACAACGGAATTTAACAATGCTATGAAACGTTTAAAAGCATTGGGTTACCAAATCATTTATATCAGTAAGGAAAAGGTTGAAGAGTACACGCTTAAAGGCGGAGCGAAGCGTACAACGTTTAAACCGAACATCAATGACAAAGTGGCGAATTTCCTTTCTGGAACAGTGGATTTAACATTACGTGCATATGTAGATGCTGATGATAAACGATTCTTGCAGCTTGCGAAAAAACAAAATGTATTTGGCGGCGGTCGTTATGACTTCCAAGTTGAAACAATTCCATTAGAAATGGAAGCATTCATTGAAGAGTTAACGGCAGCGCAAGGAGATACTGCAGGTGAAACTAAACACGAAAAACCAAAGCGTGAACGTAAGGTGAAAGAAGCGGAAACGAAAGAAGAGACAGAAGAAAATGCAAATGGACCAGATCAAGAAGAGTCTGCAGATGAACCGGAAGAGAAGGAAGGGAAGGAAGAGAAGGAAGAGAAACCTAAACGTGCTCGCCGTTCTCGTAAAACAGAAGAAAGTGAAGAACCTGCAGCTGAAGAAAAACCAAAACGTCAACGTCGCCAACGTAAGCCAGTGGAAGACGAAACACCGCCAGGTGAAGCTAATGATGGTGCGTCTGCTGAAAAGGAAGCACCTAAACGCAGAACTAGAAGAAAGAGAGGGGAATAATCATGGCTGTAAAAGAACTGAATTCGAAAGAACAACATTATGCAGATACTCGTGAAGAAGCGGGAGGAATCGTTGAGGAAGCAAAAGATGATGTGTATTTAACATCATTCAAAATCAGTGAAAAACACAACAAATACGGTACTTATTTCTTAGTTGATTTAGCGTTTAGTTACGATACGCCACGTGAAATTATGGAAAGTGCTGCATCAAGAAAAGAAGTAGAAGAAGTAACTGAACACCATGAAGGTGTGGAATACAGTGTTAATCCGGATGGGACGACGGAAGTTGTCCCTGGGCAATTGGAAATGGATGAAATAAATGCAAACGAAGGAGACGAAGAATAATGACTGAGAAAAAATTTAATTGGGGTAAATTTGATAAAAAAGTAGATTTAGAAGCGTTAGCTGCAGATGTGAAAGAAGTGGAAGAAAACGGCGGTGGAGATTTTGAAAAGGTTCCAGATGGTCAATATGAAGTAGCTGTTGAAAAATTAGAGCTTACTGAGTCTAAAAAAGGCGATCCAATGCTTATGGTTTGGTTCAACATCGTTGATGGTGAATACGAAGGTAAAAAGATTTTTTATTACAAAGTAATGCAACCACAAAATGACAACGCATTTGGATTACAGGTTCATCAAAATAATGAGATGTTACGTGCTCTTTGGGATTGCGATAAAGATGATGTTAAGTTTACTAGCTTTGAAGAGTATGCAGATCTGGTGCTTGATATCCATGAAGACATCGATGGTCAAGTTGAATACTTATTAAGCAAAGAAACAGATAAAAACGGTTATGACCAATTTAAAATCGTTGAAGTATTTGAAGTTGAATAAATGAATAAGGGGAGCCGATGAGCTCCCTTTTATTTTCTAGTTACTGAATCACCGCGGTATGAATACATCCATCTAGTTAATTTCTTAAATTCACTATTTACTTCTGATTTGTTAAAAGGGCCATAATCAAATATAGCATTCAAATCATCTTTAAAAGCGGATAAAACGTTTTCTGGTATATACCCTTTTTTCATATTTAACTCTATACCTGTATACTCAATTTCAAAGTTATAATGTCCTCCAGAATGTGAAGTAGTACCCAAGAAGATAAGGGTATATGGTGTCTTATGCTCGAGTTCCTCAAAATTAATAGCACAATTTTGGAATTCAGGTATGATGTGATCTGGTGATTTCAAGTAAAATCATCCTTTCTAATTAGAAAAATTTGTTATTAGTATATTTTATATCTAATTGTTTGTTAAGTCGATAATAGAAATCGTAGTGTAACAAAAAGGAGTGATAGAATGCTCTTTTATGACTTTGAAGTATTCGCAAATGATTGGTTAGTAGTTATTGCAGATACGGATGATCAGTCTGAAAAAGTATTTGTTAATAATGAACAAGCTTTAATTGATTACTATCATGATCATAAGAATGACATATGGATTGGTTACAATTCACGACACTATGACCAATTCATTTTAAAAGCAATCATATGTGGATTCACACCGCAAGCAATAAACGAATGGATTATTCTTGATCATAAACCAGGATGGAAGTTTTATAAGGACTTTTGGAAAATACAGCTTTATAACTTTGATGTTATGACAAATAAGTTTCGTTCTTTGAAACAATTAGAAGGGTTTCAAGGACATGATATCCGTGAAACGTCAGTGTCATTCAATATAAGCCGAGAATTAACAGAAGAAGAAATTGCAGAAGTTATTAAATATTGTCGTCATGACGTACATGAAACAATGCACATTTTTATGGAGATAATTACAGAATTTGAATCACAAGTTGAGCTATTAAAAATGTTTAATCTTCCATTAAGAAACATTTCGAAAACGAAAGCTCAATTGAGTGCGTTTATCCTGGATGCAAAACAACCTACAGTTCCAAGAGACGATGAATTTAATTTTACGTTTCCAGACACATTACAAATTAATAAATACACTGAAGTCTTGGACTTCTATAAAGAAAATAAAGATTACAACAAAGTACTTGAATTAATTATTGCTGGTGTACCGCACTTGTTTGCTTGGGGTGGTTTGCACGGTGCAAGAAATAATTATTATGGTGAAGGTCACTTTCTTAATATCGATGTTGAAAGTTATTATCCGGCACTCATGATTGAATACGATTATTTATCAAGGAACATTAAAGAACCTGCTAAGTTTCGTGAAGTTCGTGATACAAGGCTTAAATATAAAGCTGCTAAAGATAAACGTCAGGCGCCACTAAAGATTGTAATTAATGGTACATACGGAGCAATGAAAGATAAATACAATGGGCTTTATGACCCACTTATGGCCAATAATGTTTGTATCGGTGGAATGACATTGCTCCTGGATCTAATTGAAAAGCTTGAACCACATTGTGAGATTATCCAATCAAACACCGATGGTGTCCTGGTTAAATTACGTAACTACGAGGATTACGATTTAATCGATGATATTTGTTATGAGTGGGAACAACGTACAAGAATGGGATTAGAGTTTGATGAGTTTGTAAAAGTAATTCAAAAAGACGTTAATAATTACATCTTAGTAGATGCTGATGGTAACTATAAATCAAAAGGTGCATATGTAAAGAAACTGAGTCCACTTGATTATGATTTACCAATCGTAAATGAAGCGGTCGTGAATTATTTCGTAAAGGGCATTGATCCGGAGGAAACAATATTTAATTGTACTGAATTAGTGAAGTTCCAAAAGATTGTAAAGATAAGTAGTAAATACAGTCATGCGAGATATGGTACGCGACGAATGAATGAAAAGGTATTTCGGGTGTTTGCTAGTGTAGACGAAAATGATAAGCAGCTATACAAAGTGAAAGATGGTATTGCTGAGAAAATTGCATATGTTCCGGAGCGATGTTTCATCATGAATGATGATTTGGACGGGAAAGAAATCCCATCCAAATTAGATTACTGGTGGTACTGGACATTAGCGAATAAAAGAATCGATGACTTTTTAGGTTCTCATTAAAGTTGACTTGCAAGTTCTTTAATAAGGTCGTCTCTTCCCCAATTAGTTAAAGCAGAAGCTGGTTTGTCATTGAAAATTCTTTTACCTGTTTTAAGGTCTTCTACGAATACGATTTTAAAAGACCCTACATTTTTTGTACAAACAAGAACTGATTTTCCATCGACATCTACAACAGAAAAATTAGCTCTATTATTCTCTAACCAAGTAGTTGACATGATGCATACCTCCTTTCTTCAAAATAACTATACTAGCATTTCAATTATTTGTGAATTTATAAATCTAATGAATTTAATGTTTAATACGAAAGTAGGTGATGAACATGTACAAAGGATATTTAAAAGGTAACGGGAAACATGCTGCAAGTAAGTTTAAAGATGGTGCAAAACTACTATCCTATCATACAGCAAGAAAAGAAGATTCATTCGTGGGTATCTTGGATGATGAATACATTATGGTTGATGTCGATGATATAGGCGAAGCTGAAACATTATTGGATATTATCGAAGATAAGAACATTAATTGTTCCGTATTAGAAACGACAAACGGTATGCATTTTTATTTCAAAGGCTATGACATAACGGCCAATAAAATAAAGTGGTTCTCCAATATCGGTATACTTTGTGATTATAAGTTAGGCATCAAGAATACAGCTGATCCACTCAAGATTGATGGCAAAACTCGTAAATGGTTAAGAAAATGTACAGAGCATGATTCATTACCAAGTTGGCTATATCCATACAACAAGAAAAATCCGAACCTTACCAAAATGGGTGAAGGTGATGGACGTAATGATAAATTATTTACTTACATCTTAAAGCTGCAGTCACAAGGAATGGCTAAAAATGATATTAAAGAAACCATTTCTATTATAAATAACTACATTTTAGAAGAACCGGTTACACAAGGTGAACTAAATGTGATTTTACGTGATGAAGCATTCATGAAGGAGTCCTTTTACATAAAGGGTTCCTTCCAACATGAAAAGTTCGGTGATTTCTTGATCAATGAACATCATATTTGCAAAGTCACTAATGTTCTTCACATCTATAAAGATGGTGTGTATTCGGACAAGCAAGAGGATATTGAAGAAGCAATGATACGTCACATTCCAGCATTGAAGAGAATGCAACGTCAAGAAACAATTGCTTACCTGCAGCTAAAGGCAAAGCATAAAAATTTCGCCTCTACCAAATATGTAGTTGTTAAAAATGGAGTATTTAATTTAGAAACATGGCAATTAGAAGATTTTACACCTGAAATCATCACACGTAATAAAATACCGGTTGCATATATTCCTGGTGCTTATTATGAAGTAACGGATAAAACATTCAATAAAATCGCGGTCAATGATAAAAAGATTCGGGCCATTTTAGAAGAGATACTTGGATACATTTTATTTCGACGAAATGAGTTTGCTGCAACGTTCATTCTTACTGGTGATGGTAGTAATGGTAAATCATCGTATTTGAAAATTATTCGTAATTTAATAGGTTCAGATAATGCATCGTCATTAGATTTGAATGAATTGGACCAGCGTTTTAAAACAGCTGAGTTATTTGGGAAGTTAGCAAACATTGGTGATGATATTGGTAAAGGATATATTAAAGAATCATCGATATTTAAAAAGCTTTCTACTGGTGAAACATTAAACGTAGAAAGAAAGGGTAAGGATCCATTCGACTTTACGAATTATGCAAAGTTAATCTTTAGTGCAAATGAAATGCCACGCATTAATGATTTTAGTGATGGTTTAGGGAGAAGACTTCAAATCGTACCATTTAAAGCAAAGTTCACACCGAATGATGATGATTATGATCCGTTCATAACTGATAAGCTACTGAGTGATGAATCGATGCAATATGTATTGAATCTAGCATTGAAAAGTTTGAAGCGATTATTAGTTGAAAAGAAATTCACGAAATCAAAAGCTGTTGAAAGTGAATTGATTAAATATAAGGAAGAAAACAATCCGATTATTAGTTTTGTGAATAATGAGGATGTTGAATTGGAACGTGCTGTAGTGGGTGATATTTATCTGCAGTATAAAGTATATTGTGCGGAAAATGGTTTTCAATCCGTGAGTAATGTGAACTTTAGTAAGCAAGTAACACAATTATTTAAGTATAAATCACATGTTCAAAAAGTAGACGGTAAAAGTAAAAGAATCTTCATTAGTGAATAATTTTTATGTTCGTGACTTTTTTCGGTCAAATACCCTATATTTTTGACCGTTTTCGGTCACGAAAAACACTATATTTTAACTAATATATGGTAAAAGTACACCTTGGTTACAGTGAAATGCGTAAACAGTTACAGATACCTGTAACTGTTCAAACCTAGTCGTATCAAGGGTTTAAGAGGTACGGTTACAGGGTTACAGTAAAAATCACTTTCTTTTAAAATATATAGTTGAAAAATAAAAAGATAAATATATAAAAGAAATTTAGGGGGTAAATGCGTAACCATGAGGATTTAAATGTACTATAAATCCAGTCGTATCAAGGGTTCAAGGCGGTTACAGATGGTTACAGTAGGTTACGCATTTTACTTTAAAAAGGTAGGTGAATCATCATTTGTTTGACTGGCTAAAAGATTATCAAAAATTAGAAGAAGAAATTGCATACTTAGATTACAACTTAGATAAAACAAAAGCTGAACTAAAACGATGGATTAGTGGTGATTTGCGAGATGTACGTTTAACTTCTGAATCTGAAGGTGCAAAGGTAGAAGGACGTATTGAAGCAATTGAATATGAATTAGCACATAAGATGAACGATATGTATAAATTAAAAAGGTTAATTAGTAAGTTCAGAGGTTTAGAAAATAAAATATTAAAAAAGAAATATATTGATGGCATGACATTAGAGGAGATTGCGGAAAGTGAAAAGTATAGTGCAAGTCATATATATCAAAAACATGCTGAGATTATGAGACGAATAAAGTTTGCTGAAGAACTTACACTTTACTAACAGTAAATTGATTCTATGTTAACTATTGAAAAAATGATTTATAGTAATAACATAAGGGATTGACGAAAGGGCAACTGGTGCACTGTTGCTCTTTTATTATGTAAAAATTATATAGGTGGTGTTAAGTAAATGATTACTGAAATCAGAAAAACAATATCAGGTACAGAGTATTGGGATAATGAAAAGAAGAAGAGTCTATTTGTTCCTACAGGTGAGGAACCAGGATTCGAAGTAACTGTTAATCCTGAGAGTATGATCATTAAGCATGCTGATAATAAAATAGTTGATGTTGAAGTAATTGATACAAAGACTGAAATTAACCTGGATGATATGAATGCTGAACAGTTATTATTCTTTGCTAAAGATAATGATATCGAAGTACCAGGTAAGTTAAAGAAAGAAGAAACGATTCGTAACTATATCGTTGAGCAATTAACGACTGATACTAAATGAAATACTGTGACTTCAATGGCTGCCGTAACAAGATAAGCAAGGGACGTTACTGTGAAGAACATAAGCGTAACAAACCAAGGAAGAAGAGGGACAAGAAGAACATCTATCATCATGAGAACAAACCATTCTATCGTACTGATGCATGGAAGTATGCTAGGTCAAAGGTATACGAAAGAGAGAATGGCTGCTGTCAACGATGTGGAAGGTTCGTCTTTGGTAGGCGTGCTCATGTTCATCATGTAATACCAATCAAAGAAGATCAAACTCTTAAATTAGAAGAGAATAACTTAAAGTTACTTTGTCCAGTTTGTCATACAATCGAAGAAAATGAAGATAAACAGGAAAAAGTATTTCCAAGTTATTTTGGAAGCCCCCCTATCAAAAAATAAAATTTGTCCTCTGGGAAGGATAGGTAGCGTAGGGGGCATTTCTATCGTTAGACAACATTTTTAAAAAATAAAGGGGGGTGTGAAATGTCTACGAAAAAAGAGCGTCAAAAAATTGTTGCCGATAAAACAGAAGCTGAGAAAAATCGGATATTAAAAATCATGCGTGACGCAGATATTTACACCCTTACTTTAGATCCATTAATTGAATCGTATTTAGATATTTTCGAAGTTTATATGACGATGTTTATCGAATGGAAAGAAAAAGGGTTTCCACCTACTCAGCGTCACACCAATAAAGCGGGAGCCACAAATAATTCAAAACATCCATTGGCGCAGCAAGTAGAAACTTGGGCTGATAAAAAAACAAAAGCATTGGATTTATTAGGGCTTACTAACAAGGCTAAACCAGGTAAATATGTCACAGGTGGCTCTACTGTTGGGAAAACTGAAGAGATAAAGAAGCCTGAAAAAAAGGTAAGTGAATTGGATGAATTTCGTACGAAATGGCGGAATACCAAATGATTGAACGTGGTATAAATTACGCTGATATTTATGCAAAACAAGTAAGAAAGAATCCTAAAAAATATCCCGATACTATCAAAGCAATGGTAGATCGTTATTATAAGTGGAAAAAGTGTAAAGATATTTGGTTCGATGTGGACCGAGCAAATGAAATGATGGATTGGGTTGAAACGTTTGTCCGTCATACTAAAGGTGATTTAGCTGGACAACCTTTTATCCTGGAAGATTGGGAGAAGTTTGCTTACTCTTGGATATATGGATGGGTTCATGAAAATGAAAAAGGACAAGTTGTCCGAGTTACTCGGGAAGCTTACATTCAGGTTCCTAAGAAAAATGGTAAAACTTTAATCGGTGTTGGTGCTCTTGGTTATGCGATGTACGGTGAAGGAGTACTCAGTGCCGATTGTTATTGTTGTGCAAGTGACTTTAACCAGGCGCAATATGCAGCAAAGCCATTTGCAGCAACAATTATGAACCATGATGTATTAATGGATTGTTCGCACATATATAAAGGTCCAAAAGGGACAATTTCCAGCGTGACCTATGATTATATTCGTGATGATTTAGCTTATCAAAATCAATTCATTGTTATGAGTAAAAACATTCAATCCATTGAGGGTTCCAATCCACACTTCATTTTAAATGATGAGCTTCACGCTCAAGAAAATATGGATCAGTACGATAACTTTAAGTCGGCACAGGTTTCACGTGCTGAGCCGATTATGTTTAATATATCAACGGCTGGTAAAGGTTCATCAAGTGTTGGGATGCGAGTGTATCGTGAAGCAAAAGAAGTATTAAAACGTGATGATAATGATTCAAGTTTTGTCATGATTTACGAACCGAATAAAAATTATGACTGGACAGACCGTAATGTTTGGGCAATGGTTAATCCAAATATCGGTGTGTCTGTAACGATGAGTGCACTTGAAACAGAATTCATCTCAGCATCACGTTCAGCTCATAAAAAAGCGGAATTCCTTTCTAAACATTTGAATGTATTCGTAAATGGAGCTGAAAACTTCTTTGAACAAGGACAAGTTGAGCATGTTCTTGTGGAAGACTTAGGTGATTTAACAGGTGAAACTTGCTATATCGGTTTAGACTTATCGAAAACAACCGATTTAACATGTGTGAGCCTGAATTTCCCTAACTCTGGTTATACCGAAGATGGCAAGTCTATTATAAAAGTTAAACAAATGTATTTTGTACCTAATGAAGATATTGAACATCGTGAAAAAGAAGATAATGTTCCATATACTGATATGGTTGAACGTGGTTTTGTTACTTTTTGTGATGGCAAGATGATAAACCAAGACCAGGTTATGGATTATATTGTGGAATGCTTAAATCTGTATGATGTACAACAAATAAACTATGATCCAGCGATGTCTCAAAAGTTAATTGAAAAACTTGAGAATCTTGGTCTTGAATGTATATCTGTAAGTCAGTTCCCTAACGTTATGAATGCGATGATGGATGATGCAGAAATACTCATTTATGAAAAACGTATAATGACCGACAATCCTTTGTTTGTTTATTGCGCTCTTAACGTTGTAGTTGTAACAAATATTAACGGAATGAAAGCCCCAAGTAAGCGACAGTCCAAAAAGAAGATTGATGGATTTGTTGCTTTTTTATGTGCTCATAAAGAAACCATGATGGTTATGGATAGCATAACTGAAGAAGGTATGGATGAATTAATTGGTGATATTTATCGATAGAAAGTAAAAAGCCGTACATGATGTACGACTTTTGATGTTAGTTATTAATTACAAGTTTACCAGGTTCTATTTCAGTAAAAGGGAAATTAAAGCGGAAAAAATGTTTGCCGTTATAAATTTCTTCTGACATAATGACACCATTTTCATAGATTGACATTCGTTGGAATCTGTCACTCGCATTAATTAAAATGTTATGTGTTCTGATAAAGCTTCCTGTTGCTTGAACATTAATGCCTTCTGGACGAAGGTTATAATCATGATTGTATTCATATTGTAAAGAAGTTTCTAGTTCAGTCACGTTGTTCACCTCACTTTCATTTTAATTATACTAAGTATTTCATAGTTTGTAATGTTTCTAGTACAGAAAGGCGGTGAGAAATTGGGTTTAAGAGATAGGGTTTCAAATTACTTATTTAAAAAGGCTGAAAAGCGCGGTTACCTTGATGATGTTTTAGGAAAAAGCATTCGTTACGGCGGTGTGTATGTTACGGATTCAAACATCTTGCAATCTAGCGATGTTTACGAGTTGTTGCAAGACATCAGTAATCAAATGGTATTGGCTGATATTGTTGTGGAAGATGAATTTGGTAATGAAATTAAAGATGATATTGCACTTCGAATCTTAAGGAATCCTAATGATTATCTAACACAATCTGAATTCATTAAATTAATGACGAATACTTATTTGCTCGAGGGAGAAACGTTCCCGATATTAAATGGTGCTCAAATACATTTAGCTTCCAATGTTTTTACGGAGTTAGATGATAATTTAGTAGAGCATTTTAATATTGGTGGTCACGAAATTCCTCCATTCATGATTCGGCATGTGAAAAATATTGGTGCAGATCATTTAAGAGGAAAAGGTCTTCTTGATTTGGGAAGAGATACACTCGAGGGTGTAATGTCAGCTGAGAAAACTTTAACTGACAAATATAAAAAGGGTGGACTATTAGCCTTCTTGTTAAATTTGGATGCCCATATCAATCCACAGAATGGTGCACAGTCAAAGTTAATCAATGCAATTTTAGATCAACTGGAATCAATCGATGAAGCAAGGTCTGTAAAAATGATTCCACTTGGAAAAGGGTACTCAATTGACACGCTTAAAAGCCCGTTAGACGACGAAAAGACCCTAGCATACCTAAATGTATACAAAAAGGATTTGGGTAAGTTTTTGGGCATAAATGTGGATACATACACGGAGCTAATCAAAGAAGATATTGAAAAAGCAATGATGTATATCCACAACAAAGCAGTAAGACCAATAATGAAAAATTTCGAAGACCATTTGAGTCTTCTTTTTTATGGCCAGAATTCGGGAAAACGAATTAAATTCAAGATTAATATTCTTGATTTTGTCACTTATAGCAACAAGACAAATATCGGTTATAACCTTGTTCGTACAGCCATTACTTCACCTGATAATGTTGCCGATATGCTCGGATTCCCTAAACAAAATACAAAGGAATCACAAGCTATATACATTTCAAATGATCTAACTGAAATCGGCAAGAAAGAAGAGGCCGATGGTTCATTGGGAGGAGGTGAAGAGAATGAAAATTGAGGTCAGAGGGAATCAAGTCATACTTGATGGTTATGTAAATGTTGTGGACAGAGAAAGTCGAATGTTGCCTTCTCCGAGGGGATATTTCAAAGAGAGAATTGTCCCTAAAACGTTTGAAAAAGCGTTAAAGAAAGCAAAGAATGTGGACTTGCTTTTTAACCACGATAAGAATAGAAATCTTGGCTCTATTAAAAACGGAAATCTGGAATTGTATGAAGACAATATCGGTTTAAGAGCCATTGCTACGGTCACAGATGAAAAGGTGATTGAGAAAGCAAGGAATAAAGAATTACGTGGTTGGTCATTTGGCTTTGTTTCTGAAAAAGATTCATGGGAAGAGGGCGAATCTGGTGTCCAAAAGCGTTCTATTGAAGAATTAGAGCTCTTAGAAGTTTCTATTTTAGATATGACACCAGCCTATGTCGCAACTTCCATTGAAACCAGGGGCGAAAATACAGCCATGATTGAAATGAGAAGTGAAGAAGCAGCTGTAAAAACAATTGTGGAAGATGATGCAGAAGAAAGAAACAACATTATTAAACAAATAAAAAAAGTCCTGGAGGAAAATTAACATGAAATTAAAAGAAATCTTAAACGCATCTTTAACAAGAACTAAATCTCGATTAGCAGAATTACAAGGGAAAGTAGAAAAAAATGAAGTTCGTTCAGAAGAGTTAGCAGCTGTAAAAGCAGAAGTAGAGCAATTAACAAAAGAAGTGCAAACTATTTCTGATGAATTAGCGAAACTAGAAGAGGAAGAAAAAGAAGAAGATCCGGACAAAAAGAAAGACGATGATCCAGAGAAAAAAGAAGATCCAGCAGCCAAAGAAAATCCGGATGCAAAAACTGAACTGTCAGAAGAACAACGTTCCGCCATTTCAGCATCTATCGCAGCAGCTCTTTCTACTAAGGGCCATCGTGCAAATAAAGAAACAGAAATTCGTTCCGTATTTGCTAACTATATTGTAGGTAATATCGATGAAAAGGAAGCCCGTTCATTAGGGTTAGTTACTGGTAATGGTTCTGTTACTATTCCAGATTTCTTAAGTAAAGAAATTATTACGTATGCACAAGAAGAAAACTTCTTACGCCGATTAGGAACAGGAGTAAAAACAAAAGAAAATATTAAGTATCCTGTTTTAGTTAAAAAAGCAGAAGCACAAGGTCATAAAAATGAGCGCACAAATAATGAAATTCCAGAAACGGATATCGAGTTCGATGAAATCGAATTATCACCAACGGAATTTGATGCACTGGCTACTGTGACGAAAAAATTATTAGCACGTACAGGTTTACCGATTGAACAAATTGTTATGGATGAGCTGAAAAAGGCTTATGTTCGTAAAGAAACTCAATATATGGTTAATGGCGATGAAGCTAATAACATAAATGAAGGTGCATTAGCAAAGAAAGCTGTTGAGTTTAAAACGGATGAAAAAAATCTTTATGATGCATTAGTAAAAATGAAAAATACACCTGTTAAAGAAATTCGTAAAAAAGCAAGATGGGTGTTAAATACAGCAGCACTAACAAAAATTGAAACAATGAAAACAGATGATGGTTTCCCATTACTTCGCCCATTTAATCAAGCTGAAGGTGGAATTGGTTATACGTTACTAGGCTTCCCTGTTGAGGAAGAAGATGCAATTGACATTACAGGCGAACCAGATACACCAGTATTCTATTTTGGTGACTTCTCTAAATTCTATATTCAAGATGTTATTGGCTCATTAGAAGTGCAAAAGTTAGTGGAGTTATTCTCACGTACAAACCGTGTAGGTTTCCGTATTTGGAACTTACTAGATGCACAACTAATTCATTCACCATTTGAAGTTCCAGTTTATAAGTATGTTTTAAAAGCTTCTACTGGAGCTTAATATGGATGATTTAATTGAGAAATTAAAATCTCATATTCATTGGGAAGAGGGTATGGATGAAACCATGCTCTCTTTTTATATCACTCAAGCAAAGACTTATGTAAAGAATGCGACAGGCAAACAGACCGAATATCTAATTATTATGGTCGCCGGTATTTTCTATGATTACAGGGTCGCTGAAAAAGAATTTGAACAAGCACTTGATGCTTTAACACCGTTCTTTGTTCAGGAGGTTTTTGTCGATGAAGAGACAGACAAATAAACTTAGATGGATGGGAGAACTACTTAAATTAGGAGAGACCATTGATCCAAAAACAGACCGTGTTGTGATGGGATATCCGAAGGTTCGTAACATGAAATATAACAACATTGGAGTTACAGCCACTGATAAATTCACAACCAAAGATACGAATGAAATTGTAAAGAAAATTGAAGTTCGTATTGATCGAGAGATTGAAAACAATCAAAAATATTACCGTGTAAAAGTTGGTGGTCGTATTTACGATATTGAGCGCATTTATGTAAAAGAAGAAGACCGATTGATGGAGGTGTCACTATCATATGCAAATTAGTTTTCAAGAATTAAGGGACATCATGAAAAAATCAGGTATTCCAGTTTATCGTGATAGTGCACCTACAACAGCAAACTATCCTTATATTGTGTATGAATTTGTGAATGAGCAACATAAGAGGGCTTCAAATAAGGTCCTAAAAGATATGCCACTTTATCAAATTGCAGTTATCACAAATGGAACTGAAAAAGATTACGAGCCGTTAAAGGCTGTTTTTAACGAAGCAGGCGTGTCTTATTCTCAATTTGATGGAATGGGTTATGACGAGAACGACGACACTATCACGCAGTTTATAACGTATGTGAGGTGTGTGAATTAATGGTATCTAACAATAATGGTTTTGCTGATGCTTTGGAAGATATTAATACGTTGCTTAGAGTTAATAAACAAGTAGAAAAGCAGTTTTTAGAAGAAGCAGCAGAATACTTTGTGAGCAAGTTAAAACCAAAAATTAAATTATCCAATAAGAACAAGAAAACCCATTTAAGGGAAAGCTTGAAAGTTGTTGTGAAAAATAATCTTGTATCTGTGGAATTCGAAGATGAAGCTTGGTATTGGTACCTATACGAAAACGGCCATAAAAAAGCAAATGGTAAAGGTCGTGTGAAAGGAAAACACTTTGTTCAGAATACATTCGATGCAGAGGGCGATAAGATTGCCGATATTATGGCACAAAAAATAATAGATAGAATGTGAGGATGATAGAAATGGCAGTTGTAAATAAAGAGATTCAATATACCGTAGGTATTGAAGAGTTATATCTATGCATGATGGCGGGAGATGAAAAACCAGATGTTCTTCCTACTTATGAAGAGGAGATTTATAAGCAAACAAATATCTCAGATTTAACGATTTCAACTACATCTACAAACTTTACGAAATGGGCATCTAACAAAAAGATTATCAATATTGTAAAAAATACATCGTTTGGATTGGCATTTAACCTTGCCGGGCTAAACCGTGAAGTAAAGGATAAAATCTTTGCTAAAGAAAGAACAAAAGGTGTTTCTTTTGAAACGGCAAAGGCAAAAGAATATCCTAAGTTCGCGGTTGGTGTTCCGTTTCCACTAAATGATGGAACAAAACTTGTACGTTGGTATCCCAAATGTACAGTAGCACCAATAGAGGAATCTTGGAAGACACAAAATGAAGAAATGACTGTGGATGATATTGCTTACCAAATTACAGCTGATCCGTTACTATTTAACGATGTTACTCAAGCTGAATTAGATACTGGTGCGGCTGATGCGAAAGGGGTTAAAGTTGAAGACTTCTTAAAACAAGTTATTTGCGATGAATCGCAATTAGCTACATTAGGCACAGGAACAGGACAACAGTAGGAGGGATACTATGGCACGTTTAAGTGATTTAGTTAACGTTGAAATAAATCTAAGCAAAATTAAAATACAAGGGACGGAAATACCTGTTATTTTTACATTTGAGTCATTTCCTTATGTGGAAGAATCTTATGGGAAACCATATCATGAGTTCGAAAAAGAAATGAATGATATGGTGAAAAAAAGAGAATTTAGTCTAGGAGAGCATGAAGCTAAGTTGATGCGTTCTTTAATTTACGCAATGGTTCGAAGTGGAGGTACAGAGTGTACACCAACTGAAATTAAAAATGCAATCCCACTTTATGATGTACCAGGTGTTTTCCAAGTAGTATTCGAAATTTTCAACGGTCAAAACTTCCAACATTCTGATATGGAGAAGATGAAGCAAGAAAAAAAGTAAAAAACATACTGAATAAAAATAATGAATCTCAGTCCGAATTGGATTGGGATTTTTATTTTTATGTCGGTAATACGTTGCTTGGTTTAAGCATGAATGACTTTTGGAAAATCACTCCTAATCATTTTTTAAAGCAATACATTATGCATCTACGATACAACAATCCAGATGCGATAAATGAAGTGAAACCAAAACAAATCTACACGTTAGATCAAACTCCATTTTATTAGGAAATGAGGTGAGAAAATGGCAGGGAATAATAAAGAAAGAAACGTCGTTCTTAATTTCAAAATGGATGGGCAAGTTCAGTACGCTCAGACATTGAAGCAAATTAACATGGTCATGAACAACGCGGCGAAGGAATATAAGAACCATATTGCAGCAATGGGTCAAGATGCGACTGCGACTGATAAATTAGCAGCTGAAAAGAAAAAGTTAGAGATTCAAATGGAAGCCGCTAAAAAGCGTACAGAAATGTTGCGTTCCGAATATCAAGCAATGTCTAAGGATACGAATACGACAGCTGAACAACTCAATAAAATGTACGGTAAATTACTTGATGCAGAACGCGCCGAAACTTCTCTTAATACAGCAATGAAACGAGTTAATGAAGGTCTTTCAGAGCAAGCAATTGAAGCACGAGAAGCGCGTGGTACTTTACTTGATTTACAAGAGAACTCTAAGAAACTTGAAGCTGAACAAAAGCGATTAACAAGCTCGTTTAAGCTTCAAAATGCTGAATTAGGTCAAAACGCTAGTGAAGCTGACAAGTTGGAATTAGCTCAGAAACAACTACGTCAGCAAATGGAAATGACCGATAGAGTCGTCCACAATTTAGAACAACAATTAAGTGCGGCAAAGCGTGTGTATGGTGAGAATTCCACAGAAGTGCAACAGCTTGAGACAAAATTGAATCAAGCCAAAACTACCCTGAAACAATTTGAGAATTCATTACATAGTGTCGGTCAAAGTGGTTCGCAAGCAGCAGATGGCATGGAGCAACTAGGTAAAAAGTTAGATTTGCACAATATGATGGAAGCTACTCAAATGCTACAAGGGATGTCTCAACAGTTAATTGAACTAGGTAAAGCAGTTGTGGGGATAGCTGTAGATTTTGATAGATCGCAAAGGAAAATACAAGCTTCATTAGGTTTGACTCAAAAAGGTGCGGAAAATCTGGGTAATATTTCGAAAGAAGTGTGGAAAAAGGGATTTGGTGAAAGTCTTGAAGAGGTCGATAATTCACTGATAAAAGTCTATCAAAATATGCGGGATGTTCCACATGAAGAATTAAAAGGTGCATCGGAGAATGTCTTAACCTTAGCTAAAGTTTATGATGTTGATTTAAACGAAGCGACACGTGGTGCAGGACAATTAATGAGTCAATTTGGTTTATCAACACAAGAAACATTTGATTTACTTGCAGCTGGTGCTCAAGAAGGTCTAAATTATTCAGACGAGTTATTTGATAATCTTTCTGAATATGCGCCTTTATTCAAGCAAGGTGGTTTTAGTGCTCAAGAAATGTTTACCATTCTTGCGAATGGAACACGTGACGGTGCTTATAATTTGGATTATATCAATGACACAGTTGCCGAATTCGGAAAGAAAGTACAGGACGGTTCAAAAGGAACCGCAGATGCTTTTGCCGGACTTTCAAAAGAGACTCAAGGAATTTGGAAAGCTTTTAACGATGGTAAAGCAACAGCCGCCGATGTGTTTAAAGCAGTAATAGGCGATTTAGGAAGTATGGATGACAAGGTAAAACAGAATCAAATTGGAGTTGGCTTGTTTGCTACTCGTTGGGAAGACATGGGCGCAGCAGCAGTACTAGGATTAAATGATGTAAATGGTGGTCTTGGAGATGTAAACGGCCGTATGGAAGAAATGAAAAAGCTTCAAGAAGAATCATTTGGTCAGCAATTCCAAAGTGCCTTACGTGAAACTCAAGCAGCCATTGAACCGCTTGGAAAAAAGCTTGCTGAACTAGCTAAAGATATTTTACCTCCGGTAGTAGAGGGGATTAAAACCTTAGTTGATGGATTTACTAAATTGCCAGAACCAATTCAAAATTTTACTTTTATTTTTCTAGGGTTAACTGCTGTAGTTGGTCTTTTAGCTCCTATTATTGCAGCTGTAGTTATATCTTGTTTAGCACTAGGTACGACGATTGGAACAGTTATGCTTATTATTGCTGGGATATCTGCAGTAATAGCAGGAGTTATTTGGGCCATAAAAAACTGGGGTGCCATAACCGACTGGCTTTCTGAAAAGTGGTCCGAGTTTAAAGATTGGTTTGGTGAATTGTGGTCTGGTATAGTTCAGACTTGTAGTGATGGATGGGATTCCACAGTTGATTACTTCTCTGGAGCCTGGTCAGATTTTTTAAATATGGCAAATGAGTTCTTTGAACCTATCGGTCAATTTTTCACTGATCTATGGACGGGAATTTCTGATACGGCGTCGGAAATTTGGACAGGTATTACTGATTACTTTTCAGAATTATGGTCATCCTTCACTGAATTAGCAGATAGTATATTGTCCCCTTTAGGTGAATTTTTTGGCGAATTGTGGACGGGTATTGTCGAAACAGCGTCTGAATTATGGAGTACATTGACTCAAGCCTGGCAAGAAACTTGGAATACAATACTTACGTTTTTAGATCCAATTATTTCGGCTATTTCTGTCGTTTTAGAAGCAGGGTGGTTACTAATCCAAGCAGGGGCACAAATTGCATGGGTAGCTATATCTCAATATATTATTCAACCAATTCAAGAAGCTTATGATTGGGTAAGTGGACAAATTGGCGAATTAGTTAATTGGCTTAGTACACAATGGGAAATAACAAAGGCTGCTGCACAAATTGGATGGGGATTATTTAAACAATATATCATTCAACCTGTCCAGGAAACTTGGAGTTTAGTGAAAGAAAAATTTAGTGATTTAGTCTCTTGGTTAAATTCACAATGGGAAAAAATCAAATCATTTACTTCTGCCGCATGGAATTTAGTCAAACAATATGTTATCCAACCTGTTCAAGAATTGTGGAACACAACGAAACAAAAAATTAATGAATTAGCAAATTGGATATTGCAGAACTGGGAAAAAATCAAATCTTATACACTTTCAGCTTGGAATGCGGTGAAGAAATACGTAATTGATCCAGTAACAGAAGCTTACAATTCAGCAAAACAAAAATTTACTGATTTATATAATTCAGCAAAAGAAAAATTTGATTCTGTGAAGAATGCAGCTCAAGAAAAATTTGAAGCAGCTAAACGATTTATTATTGAACCTATAAAAGATGCCGTGGACAAGGTCAAAGGGTTTATCGATAAAATCAAAGGATTCTTTGATAATTTGAAGCTGAAAATCCCTAAACCTGAAATGCCTAAAATGCCACACTTTAGTCTGAAGACTAGTACGAAAAATGTTTTAGGAAAAGATATTGAATACCCATCGGGTATTGGTATTGACTGGCGTGCTAAAGGTGGTATTTTTACTCGTCCAACTATTTTTGGAATGAATGGTGGTAACTTACAAGGTGCTGGTGAAGCGGGTCCAGAGGGTGTTTTACCACTGAACAAAAAAACACTAGGGGCAATTGGTGAAGGTATTGCTGCGACAATGAAGAGTGAACCGACGATTGTGAATATCAATAATCCTGTTGTTAGAAATGATCGTGATATTGATCGCATGTTTGAAAAAGCCGATGATTGGTTTGCGAAAAAAGGTCAATCTTTAAATATAGGAGTAGGGAGGGCGCAACGTGTTTGACGTTCGAATAAATGAAAAGTTAGGGCGTGACTATCATCTTTGTATGGTAGAGCGCCCAAACATACCAACAGCAAAAGAAAAAGTGGAATTCATTGACGTTCCAGGAAGAGAAAATGGATCGTTAACGAAGAAAAACGGTTATGAAGATGTTACGTTCAAGATTACCTTTAACTTGTTAGAGGATTACAACATAAAACCGTTATTAAGACGTATAAAAGCGTGGTTATTGAACGCAAAAATCCTTTCTTTCACTGATGATTATGTTTACAGAAAGATAAAATCGGTTGAAATCGGAGATATAGATAACGAAATAGAGGAATACGGTAAGTTCGAAGTTACATTTAAAGCCAATCCGTATGAGTACGCTATTGAACAGCCAATTACAATAACAAATCCCGTTACGATTATGAATCAAGGTACATTACATTCTTTACCGAAATTAACGATTTACGGAACAGGAAATATAACAATACAGATTAACGGTATTTCTTTCCAAGTAAAAGGCGTTAATCCTTTTGTTATTGTTGATTCTGATTTAATGGAATGCTACTACAATACAACTCCTATGAATGACAAGATGGTTGGGAAGTTCCCTATATTTAAAAATGACGAAAATACAATATCGTGGACGGGGAGTGTATCTAAAATCGATATAGAAACAAGGTGGCGATACATTTGATTACACTTTATAAACCTAACGAAACAGACTTTACCCACAATGGTATAGGCATTCTTGATAATAATATTTATGAAGCTGAAATTGAGGAAATTTTAAACGGTGTTTATACACTAAGTTTTAAATATCCATTATTTGCTCCACACGGATTAGAAATAGATGGTCAATGTTTAGTTAAAGTTCCGACTCCTGATGGCGACCAGTTATTCCGTGTAGCGAATCCGCATCCTACAGATGGAGTATTAAACGTATTTTGTTATCACATTTTCTATGATTTAGTAGATAACTTTATCGAAGATACAAATATAGTAGGGAAAACGGGGTTCGGCGCTTTAGATCAAGTTAAAGGCGCTCTACAATATCCAACTAAATTCGATTTTTATAGCGATGTTTCCAGAGTAGCGAATGCACGTTTAGTTAGAAAAAATCCAGTTGAATTTTTATTAGATGGCGGACAAAATAATTCGTTCTTGAGCCGATGGGGTGGTGAGTTAAAAAGGGATAATTTCGATGTTAGAATGTTGAATAATCGTGGACGTGATCGTGGCGTAGTTATTCAACATAAAAAGGATTTATTAGGATATGAATCAGATGTGGATTGGCAATCTGTTATCACAAAGATTATGCCGCAAGGTTTTGACGGGCTTCTTCTTCCTGAGAAATATGTAACTAGTACGTTAGTTAATAAATATATTAATCCTAAAATTAGAAAGATTGATTTTCCAAACATAAAAGCAGCTGTAGGTGACTATGCAAATGATGAAGATGCAATACCATTACCGGATGCATTGAATAAATTACGTGCTGAAGCATTAGCAATGTTTAACGAACAACATGTGGATCAACCACTGGCAACTTATAAGATTAAATTCCAGGAGTTATCACAAACGGAAGAATATAAAGATTTCGCTGTTATGCAACGTGTTTATATGGGGGACACGGTAACTGTACAGCATTTAGAAGAAGGAATCGACGTCAAGGCTAAAGTCGTATCTTATAAATATGATCCCTTGAACGATGAATATACTGATATTACATTAGGAAACTATAAAGAGTCATTTACTGATGTAGCTAACAAAGTAGATAGAATACAAGATAATTTAGACGGTTTAGAAACTAGTTTTTTAGAAAAAGCTAAAGACCGCGCTACTGATTTAATTAACAGTGGTTTCGGCGGTCATGTTCGTATTTATCCAGAGCGCATCTTAATTATGGATACAGAAAAGGAAAGTACAGCAAAAAAAGTGTGGCAATGGAACATTAATGGACTAGGGTATTCTAAAACTGGCATTAACGGACCGTACGGTTTAGCGATGACGATGGACGGATCGATCGTTGCTGATTTTATCACAACCGGTAAATTAAATGCCGCAATGGTTCAAACTGGTTTCAATGAATTCGGAAGCATCATCAAATTATTACCGGAGGGTTTAGAGTCACGCGTTAACGGAAAAAGACGAATGCAATTAGATAATGTGGGAAGGCTTAATATATTTGATAATGATGAAACTATGATAGGTTTTCTCGGTTATCAAGGTAAGGCGAATAATCCGTCAATGAAAGGTGTATCTGTCGCGATACGTCCGAATAGATTTTTAAGTCTATCCGTTTACAATGAAGGTACAGATTTCTATAATCCATATTTTGAAATTGTAGATAACCCTAATTTGTATGGTATAGCAGGGAATCACTTGTGGAAGGATTTAATGTTTAATAGGACTAAAGCTGTTTTTAATGATAGTGGCGACGGTGTAGCCCGTAATTTCATTCAAGAATTGACATACACTGATGGAATGAAACGTTTGGCGTTAATTTCTGATCAAGGTATCGATTTCGCGCGATTAAATGGAGATGCAAAAATAATCGTATCCGGCGTTCGCGGAGAATATTCATTTTCAAATGCAACATTTTATGCTAACGGTGGAATCGGTCTTGATGGATTTGGAACAAATATTATTAATAATGGGATTTTCAAAACATCCGGTTCTTCACTGGCTGTAAGTAGTGCGACGAAAACGATGCTATGTTACGCGCTTAACGGTAGTTTTTACGAAGTATTCAGCGTTGCTCATAAGAATAATATAGATGCATATGGCGAGTTGAATATGCATAACTGGGCGATCGTTAACACTTCTTTGAATAGAACTGTAGTTAATAACAATATAGATCAACCGATGTCTTTCGCTAGATCGTTAGCAAAAGTTAATGCAACTAAGAATATGTCTAGTGTAATGAGTTCTTCCGAAACCTTTACCCACATTGGAGAAGATGAAACTACGGATGGAAAAGTTAAGATTGATCTACCTATTTTCTTCCAAAATGAAACAAGCGATTATCATGTTTTTATTAGTAAATATGGTCATGGTGATATTTGGGTTTCTGAACGCAATGCAAAATACTTCATTGTGGAAAGCGATAACGATATTTCATTTTCTTATGAAATCAAGATTGTGAAAGAAGAAGAATTATCAATACGACCTATGTTAGCACGATCTATAAAAGCGAGATCGAGCATTTTTGACATGGCTGGTGATATGCCAGAAGAAGTAACTGTGGACAGTGAAATTGGAATTGATGAATCTGAGTACAAAGGAGTGCAAATAGATTATGAAAACCAGATTAATCCTTGATATCAACAAAACACAATACGCACAATTAAACTCCATTGTCACTGGAAGGGTAGGTGATAAAGTAAGTAATGTTGTAGATGTTTATGTAATAGACAGTGGAAGTCCATATAATTTAACTGGATTAAAAGTGTTTTTTGAATGTGCAAAGCCTGATAATACAGTTATTCGTGATGATAATGGCGTAAAAATGATTGATGCCGCAAACGGACGCTTTGAATATACATTCCCTACTGAAACGTTCGGAGCAATCGGTAAGGCAAAACAGGCGTTTATGTCGATTGAAAAAGATAAAACAATAAGAGCGACAACACAAGATTTTGCATTGATTACATTACCAGATGCAACAACAAATCGCATTCCATCTGAATCTTATTTTTCTGATTTAGAAAAATTAATTCAAGAATTAAATGAAATGGCATTAGAAGAAATGAACAGCCAAGCCGCAGCAGAAGCATCGGCAGCGAAAGATTTCGCAAATCAAGCGAATAAATTATCTAATAGTATACAAAAGCAATTAAACGAAATCGTGATTAAGGGGGATTCTTCGGTTGAAGCAGCACAAGCAAGAGAAGATGAAACTGGAGTTGTACACAAGACCCTTAAAGATCGAATTGACTCAGATGTTAATAAAATTCAATACGATAAAAGAAATTTAGTAAAGAACGCCGATTTTGAAACATTACCAATTATCCAATCTCGGAGTTCCGTATATTCATTCTTAGCTGGTGTAACTAACCCAACTTATGCCGGAAGAAAATCAATGAAGGTTACAGCCGCAGGATACGAGGCTTCAACAGACACAAATAAAGACTTTGCCATCACGTTGACAGAAACAATCGTTTCGAGTGAAACGATAGCAATATCATTTATGGTGTATCCTTCTGTTTCCAATAAATCTATTTTAATCAGAATGGCATACGCAGGAGGAACTTTCGTTAACTTAGGTCCGGCAAATCAGTGGAATAAAATAACACTACAATTACCATTATCAAGCATGTCTAAGCCGAATAATTTCTTGTATTTTGATTTAAGAAGCTCATTCAATTTTCATATGTCTGATTTACAGGTAGGAACTATATCAATTCCTCCTCAAAATTTGCCAGTAAGTATCAATCAGATTAATGAACATCTTGTGGAGGATGTTAGAGCAATTAACAATTCAAAGGGTGCAATTGAAAGAATGTTAGCTGCAGGACAAACCTATTGGGATAACGTTAATGATTTTGTGTACGGAAACCTTTTTACAGCTTACGACACAACATTAGACCTTGTTGGCGGGAAACACCAAATAGACTGTAGTTCTTTTGCACATTTGATGATTCACGGAATTCCTTATAATAAAACTCGTTATGCGGGAAATGCAGATAACATCAATTCAGGTCTTTTCTTTCAAAATATAAATGGATATAAATGGCGATTTGCCAACCAGATAGCTAAATTCGCTTATGAAAAAGGATATGCGTTTAAGCCTAAAGACGATTTGTCTGATCTAGCTCCAGGTGATGTATTATTTTTCAGTTGGAAAAATTGGAGTGGCGGGGGAGACTTACCAGAAGACCTTAGAGAAAATGCTTTTATGAAAATAGATCATGTTGGTGTATTCCTTCATAAGAAAAATGATTCTCGTTGGGCGACTCTGCAGTTCGACAATGGTATTAGCACCGTTTATTATGATGCAACTAACGAATATATGAGTCAATGTGTTCTAGTAGCACGATTCCCTTATGCAAATGTCGAAAGTATGTATTCAAACGATAACTTAATTATCGATGGGGATATTCCAAAAAGCGTTACAAATAACGCTACTATTGCTAGCTATAAGTTAACTAAACCACTTGTAAAGGGCAGGTACTACACGATTGTACTTAGCGGTGATATTATAACTGATAATTGTTACTTTGTAGTACAAGCGAACGGAAAGACGATTTACTCTGATATTGGTAAAATAGGAAAATATCAAGATCTGACAACACTTAGATTCCCATATTTATTAGACGATATAGTCGATACAGTAACGTTGCTTATAGGCGCACCAACAGGAACCACACAGGAAAGAAGTGCTAATGTCTCGTGGTTTTCGATTTATGAAGGTTATCAAAGGAATATAACTCAGTACAATAAAGCGAAAGTGTTATCATCAAGTGTGTTTAATTTGGATCCTGTACTTATGACCGACCTTGATACTGGTTATGCACCTAATTATAAATTTAACATTGAGAGTAATAGATTGTTTACTTGCTTTTCACTTACTTTCAAAACAATCAAAACAGGTAATCTATTGCTTGGCAACATAGGCAGTGTAAGACCGAAAAATACACACCGCATACCAATTAATCTTGTGGGCGCAAATAATGAACCGTACAATGCCATATTACAAATTAGTTGGAATGGCGATGTAACCATTATTACTTACACTAGCACTGTACAGTGGAAACACGCATTAGCTAGTGGTTTTATATTTATGGATTAA